TGGAAGCGCCGCAAGACGACATGGATAGGGAGTGGTTTTTTAAGGAAGAGGTACGCATTGCTGAGTATTGGTACAAGGAGCCATCTGAAAAGAAGATCTATCTACTCTCCGATGGGACGGTGGTGGACGCTGCCGAGTTCGATCCCGTAGCCGACGAGTTCGGGAGCCCGCCTCTCGGAGAGGACGGGCAGCCGGCGTTTGCCCCGGTGACGATCAAGACGGAGCGCATGGTTACCGTTGACGTGGTGCACTCTTGCCTCGTATCGGGAGCCGGGCAACTGGAGAAGCCTACAAAATGGGGCGGAACCATGATCCCTATCGTCCCACAGTGGGGCGACATGGTAAGCATCGACGGCAAGCAGGTATACAGCGGAATGACGCGCTTCGGGCGCGATAGCCAGACCATTCACAACTTTGAGATGTCCTCAATGGTCGAGGTCGTCGCCAAGCTCCCGAACAATCCGCTGATGGCAACGCCGAACCAGATTAAGGGGTTGGAGAGCTACTACGAGCGGCTTGGATACGATGACCCGCCTGTGTTGCTGTACAACGCAGACGGGGAATCTCCGCCGCCGATGCGCCAGCCCATGGCGCAGTTGCCGACAGCGCTGGCAAACCTTTCGCAGATTGCGACAGACGAAATGAAGGCCACCATGGGCGTCTATGACGCCTCTATGGGCGCGCGCTCTAACGAGACCAGTGGGCGCGCGATTCTTGCGAGGCAGAATGAGGGAGAAATTGCAAACTTTGTCTATGTGGATAACCAGACAAAGGCGCTGAAGAGGCTCGGTGAAATCCTGGTCGATGCGCTTCCCGCCTATTACGACGCTGATCGGTCCATCCGTATTCTTGGCGAGGACAACGCAGAAAAGTACGTCGAGATAAATAGGCCGATGGTGGACCAGCAGACGGGCGAGACGTACATTCTCAACGACCTTTCAGTCGGCAGGTATGACGTGAGCGTGACCGTCGGGAAGAGCTTTGACACGGCGCGCATGGAGCTGGCAGAGGCTGCGCAGGCGCTTAGCCAGCAGCCTGGCCCGTTCGGGATGATGGGGCAATTCATGCTGCTGAAATCGCTTGACGTTCCCGGCATGGATGAATATGTGAAGGCCGCACGAAAGGTGCTGGTGGCGCAAGGGTTGCTAGACCCTGGAGAGGACGATCAGCCGCCGCAGCCACCGCCACCGGACCCAAAAGACATCGCCAGCGCTGAGAAGGACAGGGCGTCAGCTCAGAAGCTTGCAGCAGAGACTGAGGGCAAGCAGTTGGAGAACCAAATCACGGCGACGCAGTTCGGCATGGAGATAGGGAGCATGACCGGCCATGGACAGCCACAAGAACAAGTTCCGTCCCAGATGCAATCGTCGGATGGCTTCTTCACGGTCGGCGATCAGTAATAACCGCAGCAGCGGTCACCGCGTCTAGCGGGTTACTAGACAAACGAGGATAACATGACTGATAATGCAACTGACGCGGGGTCAACCGCGGCGGCGCCACCTGTTGCGCTGAAATCAAATGACACATCAACGAAGGCAATCGTGCCGGCCACTGTGCCAGCGCTAAGCCCGGAAAGATCGTCCGAAGTAACTACTGAGCCAAAGCCTCAGGCCGCGAAAGCGGAATCAGCAACGCCCCCGGAAGGGGTTAACGCGCCAACGGCGGAATCTCCCGAGAAAGGCAAGGAACAGCGCCTTCCCCGATGGATGAAAGAACGGTTGGAACGGGAACGGCAAGTGACCGCCGCTCGTACTCGCGCAGAAGTGCTGAAAGAATTTCAGAGCAATCAGCCGGATCCGCCCAAGCAAGAAAAGGCGGCTGGCAGGACGCTGGAAGATTTTGATTTTGACCTGAATGCTTTCACGACGTATCAGGTCGATCAGCGGATATCTGAAAGGGATCAGCAGCAGCGCGACAACGAGGGCAAGCGGAAGCAGGCCGACGCAGCAGAACAGTTCAAGTCCAGGATCGACGCATTCGAGACACGAGTCGGAGCCGGCGCATGGGAGGACATCGAGTCTTCCAAGCTCAACTCTGATCCGGAATACAAGCCGCTGGTGGATATGTTCCTTGGTGATGACCAAGATTTGGACATAGCCCACCACTTGGCGCGAAATCTCGAAGAAGCCGATCGACTGCTATCTCTGTCACCCATGCAACGGGGGCGTGAGCTGGCAAAACTGGCGGATCAGTTCAGCAGTGAATCCGCGCCTGCGGCATCCCATGCTCCGCCGAAGAAAACCACCAACGCCCCACCGCCTCCAAAGACTGTTAGCGGCGCCGGCAAGCCCTCCGTGGATATCAACTCCCCGGAATTGTCGACATCCGCGCGCATTGCGCTATGGAAGCGGTAAGGGTCACCACAACCTTCCGAGTGAGGCGCCAAAATGGCAAACGAACTACTTACCACTGACATGATCGCTGATCGCGCGTTGATGCGCTTCAGCGAAAATCTGACCTTCGTCAAGTCCATCCCACGGACGTACGAGAAGGAATTCAACGGCTCCTACAAGATCGGCGACCAGGTTCGCGTGCCGATCCCTCAGCACGCGGTCATCAATCATGGGCGCGTTGCCCAGCCGGCGCCGATGAAGACGCTGATTCAGCCGGTCACCATCCGCGACCAGGTGAACTTTTCGATCCAGTACACGGCTGCAGAGCTGGCGCTGGATATCGAGGAGTTTGACCGGCGCTACCTGAGCCAGCAGATTGCCGACTTGGCGGTGACCGTTGAGGCCGACGTGCAGGCACTGGCCTATCAGGCCACGCCCAACCAGACCGGAACCCCTGATGGGCAGTGGACCCAGCTCGCGTATGCCAACATCGCCCGAAAGTTCATTGAGGACAACGGCGGCGGCAAGGGCACCAAGCGGTTGTGTACCAACAACGCGGCCGATGCCACGATCATCCCGGCGCTGTCGGGCCTGTTCAACTCACAGCAGCAGATCAAGGTCCAGTACGAGGAAGGCGTGATGGGCCGCGCCTCCGGATTCGATTGGTCGAGCTCGACCGTCGCGCCGGTCCACCAGCGTGGCACTGCTAACGGCCTCTACGACATCAACGGAGCCGGCCAGGTCGGGACAAGCATCGCGATTGACACCGGAACCGGCACCCTGCTGGTCGGCGATATCGTGACCTTCGCAGGCTGTGTGGCCGTACATCCGCAGACCAAAGCGTCCCTGGGCTATCTGCGCCAGTTCGTGGTCACCGCAGCCCTTGCGGCGTCCGGGAACCTGCAGATTTACCCGGCGATCACGGTCAGCGGCAGCGAGCAGAACGTAATTGCGTCGCCGACTGACGGCGGGGATGTGGTCATCCTGGGCACCGCGAGCGACACCTACGGCATCAATATGGCGTATCGCCCCGAGGCGTTCCAGTTCGTGACGGTGGATCTTCCGGAACTGACGGGATGGAAGAACAGCCGCCGCGAGTACGAGGGCATTTCCATGCGCGTCGTGGAAGCATCGGATGCGATCAACGACACCAACCTGACCCGTTTCGATATCATGTGGGGCTTCGGCGCGCTTCGCCCCGAGTGGGCCTGCCGTATCGCCAACGATCCCGCCAACCTCATCCCGGTCTGATAGGAGAATCTCATCATGGCAAATCCAAATGTTTCCAACCGCAGCAACGGAAACCACTATGTCGGCGCTCTTGGCGTAGGCACGGTGCTGTCCGAGCCGGTCACGTTCGCAAGCGCGACCGGCGCAACGACCAGTGGCCCGTTCGTGGTCACAGTCGCCGCCACGGCCGCGGCCGCTGTGGCCACCGACTTGGCCTCCGTGATCACCTTGGCAAACGCGATGCGGACGCGGATGATCGCGTTGGGCTTCCACACTGCTTGATCCATGTGGAACTTTCGGGGCGCCTTCGGGCGCCCCTTCTTCTGGGGGTAGGCGATGACTACAGCGGCCGTTTTCATCAAAGATACGCTAGGGCTTTTGCAGATCATTAGCCCGGTGCAGCCGGTGAAGGATGCCGACATGCAAACCGGCATCCGTTTTTTGAACCGCTTCATGACGCGGACCGAAGCCAACGGCATAGCCACTGGCTGGGCGCCTGTCGTCAATGCTTCCGATGAAATATCCTTGCCGGAAGAAGCGGAACTCGGTGTGATGTACAATTTGGCGATGGTGCTGGCCCCGCAGTACGGCGTTACGCCGCTGCCTGAGGTCGGGGCAGGAGCTTCCATGTTTTTGAAGGACTTGATTCGTGATCAGGCGGTTGCAACGCCGATCCGGCCAATTCTGGCAGTACCAAATCCTTACGAATCCGACGCACATAGCGGCGGGTTGACCCTTGGCGGAATCTTGGGCTAATGCGTAACCAGCCCATTCCGCTGATTGGCGAGTTCTACGCCGACGAGACGCGGCCGTGGTCGCAGCAGGACGTTTTGAACTGGCTGCCGTGCGCTTCAGAGAGCCAGGGAACGCGCACGCCTGTAATACTCCAGACGCCGCCCGGACTGCGCTTGCTTGTGGACATTGACCCATTGCCAGCCCGTGGCGTGTATCAGGCCGAGGGTCGGCTTTTCACGGTGGTGGGCCAGACGCTCTATCAGATCAGCAGCGACGGGGCCGCCACCTCGCGCGGGACAATCCCCGGAACCAGTCGGGTCCGATTCGCGCACAACCAGATCACCAACGGCAACCAGGTGCTCATCGTCACCGGATCTTCCGGGTACGTCTACAACACCACGACGCAGGCACTGACCCGCATTACGGATGCCGGCTATCCGGGTGCCTTCACTGTGGTGTTCATCGACGGCTATCTGATCCAGATAGAGCCGGCTGGGCGCTATGCGTTTCACTCCGACCTAGCGGATGCGCTTGAGTACAACACGCTGGACCGCTTCACCTCTGAAGTTGCGCCAGACAAGCTGGTGTCAATGGCCGTCAGTAACAACGAGCTGATTTTGTTCTCCGAGACGACGACGGAGTTTTTCGAGAATACTGGGGCGCTCCAACAGCCGTTCAAGTCCAAGCGAATCACCATGCAGCGCGGTTGCGCCGGGCGATTCACCGCGATTCAGATGGACAACACGGTCTACTGGCTGGGTGATGACGGCCAATTCTACCTGCTGGACGGGTACTCGCCACGCCGCATTTCAACCCGCCCCATCGAGCAGATGATCCGTAATCTGAACTGGGGCCAAGCGTTCGCGTTCACCTGGGAAGATTCGGGGCACAGCGTCTGCTACTGGACGTTCCCGGACGGGTTCACCATCGGCTATGACGCCGCGCAGCCCGTGGGGCTTAAGTGGCACCGCCGCGCGTCCTACGGCCTTGCCCGCTGGCGTGTTGGTGACATGGCGGTGTGGAACAAGCGGTGGATTGCCTCCGATTTCCAGTACGGCCGACTTTGGGAGCTTGACTGGGAGTACATCTTGGAGGGAAGCGATCGTTTCATCAGCGAGTGCACGAGCCCGGTAATCCACGACAACCAGAACCGCGTGCTGATGCCACGTTTTGAACTGATCGTGGACACGGGCAGCCCGACATTGCCGCCGCTGACCATTGCCGGCGACCTGCTGGGCGGGTTCGTGGGCGAGGTGGTGAGCTACCAGTACACCGCCAGCGGTGGCGTGCTGCCGTATGGAAACTACACGATAGCGTCTGGAGCGCTGCCTGCCGGCCTGACAATGAGCGCGGCGGGGCTGGTGACGGGGACGCTGACCACGGCGGGCGGCTACTCGTGGACAGTGCGGGTGACCGACGCCGATTCCGTTGCGGCGACGCTGGCGGACAGTTCGGCGACTATAAAGTCAATTTCGCAAGTGTTCGCCGTCAACCTCTACACGGGGAACGGTGTCCTGCCGCGCACATTATCGACTTTAGATATGGGTGGCGGCGGCTCGTTCCTTGCGAGACGCATAGGAGCCGACTGGCCGCACCTGTTCTGCGCGCCGACTGGCGGCGCCGCTTGGCAAAAGGACTTTTCCGGGGCACTTGGATCAGCGCCTTCGACCACGGCACTGACCGCAACCGGCGTGACATTGAATGAAGCGTTGCTGAATGTGAGCGCCGTTAACTTCTTTGGCTACAGCTTTGGTAATTATCCCGGTTTTGCCGAGGCGTTGACGTGGGTCGGCAATGGAGCTGCGTCAAGGGTCATCCCGCACGCGCTGGCCGCCGCTGTTGGTAACATATTTGTTGCGCCGCAGACGAGTGCTACCTTCATCGACGTGTTTCACGCGTCGCTAGGCGCCACTAAATACATGAAGGTCAACGGCCCGAGTCAACCGGTGATCTCTGCGGCCGCATGGGGCGACACCGAGCCAACAGCGACCGGGTTCACCGTTGGCTCCAGATACAACGCCATCGGCGTGAATTACTCGGCGCAGGTGCTGGCCCAAAATGGCGACCACATCAAATGCGGCAGTTACGTTGGCAACGGCACCGCCAACGGCCCGCTCGTGGCGCTAGGGTGGCAGCCGCAAATGTTGATTATTAAAGGGATTACTGCAGGATCGAATTATTACGTTGTCGATACGGCGCGCACCCCTGGATTAACCGGCATTGATTCATTAGCATGGCTCAGTGCCAGCAACTCCCCTGAAAATGTTAATGACCAGTTTGCGCTAACTGCTGATGGATTCCAGCCAAAAGATAGCTCTGGCGGCGTGCATGGCAACAAAAATGGCGTGACATACGTTTACGTTGCCGTGAGGGCGCCATGACCGACCATTGCGTCCTGATCCGCTACAGCAAGGATGGTGGTCAATGACCCCACCGTATTCGTCTACACCATGAACCGCACCGGACATGCAATGGAGAGTTCACCATGTCACTGAAAGACGATCACCACATCCGACTCCAGTACGCAGACGACGGGCATCCGAACTTTTCCAACTGGGAAGAGGAGACCATCGGCGCGACGGGAGAGTACGGATTGCAGGTCGTATTCACCCGGCTGGGGGCGTTCCGAAACCGTGTGATGCGGATCCAGTGCAGCAGTCCGCGCAGGCGCGACGTGCTGGGCGCTGTCGTACAATTGATGCCGACGGTCGGATGAGCGCCATCCCCGCAGTGCTGGCAACGACCCCGACGCTAAATCAGGTCCGGCAACTTGAGTCTGAATTGCGCGAGCTTGAGCAAGTGGAGTGCCCGGTGGAACATTTCTTTTCCCCCGGCATGTACACGCGAAAATGCTCGATCCCTGCTGGTTCGGTTGTGGTGGGGAAAATGCACCGGCATCAGCACCCGACGTTCCTGATGTCCGGCACGGTGCGAATCAACACCGACCGAGGAATGGAAACCATCACCGGCCCGCACATCTGGATCTCGCAAGAGAACGCAAAGCGCGCGCTGTGCACGGTGACAGACTGCGTTTTTGCTACCGTCCACCTCAATCCTACGGAGACGACCGACCTTGAGGCCATCGAGGCCGATGTCATCGTGCCCGATGGCCTGATCCCCCACGAAACACAGCAGGAACTGAGCGAATTCGCCCAAGCCCTGCAGGAGATATACGCATGAGTTGGGTTAACGTTGGTGTGACAGTCGTGGGTGCGGTGGGGGCTAGCCAGGCATCCAAGGCCGGCAAGAAAGGGGCGGCGGGGCAGCAGGCCGCCGCAGCCGCCGCGACCGAGGAAGAGCGCCGCCAGTTCGATCTTGCGCGGCAAGACCAACAGCCCTTTCTGCAAGCTGGATACGATTCAGTCAACGCGCAGAATGCGGC